TGTTTAAACTGTGCCCAAATGTCAATGATTTCTTGATTGACGAATATGCCATTACTATTATAGCGTAGACTGATTTGTTTATTGTATCCTCGTTTGATGATTTCCAATAAGAATTTCTTATGTTCTTTAATCATTAGAGGTTCGCCGCCAGCGAAGTATAGTTGTGTAATGTTTGGGATTTGATTGTATATTTGATCCCAGAATTCTTCTTTTTCGTACCAATAGTTATCGAATTGTTTATCGTTCCATTCGATTTGTTTAATGACGATAGGGCTTTTTGTTCTACTGACTAGTTCAGCGTTTTCTTGTACCCAACGGCTTGAGTCGTGCGGGGAACACATAACGCATTTTAGATTACAAGTATGACCTAATCTCAAGTCAAAGTAGCGAATGACTTCGGGAACTGTGCCATCTTCTTGTGTATCTTTAATTAGTTGTGCGAAGTCTAAGTTATCACGATTCCACTCATACATTTCCCATAAGCGTTTAGATACTACACCGTTTGTTTCTTCTTCAAAGCATTTAGTACAGCTTGCAGGGATATTACCTTCTAAGAATGTTTTACGCACAGATTTCATATAGTTATTATTCCATGCTGATAGAGGTGTATCACGACCAAAGTTTGCTGGTGCGCCATCTTCTTTTCTAACTAATCCTACCTCATGATCTCCGGTACTTGCGCCACTAGCATTAGTTACACAGCATAGTCTAGCGTCACCATTTGGTCTAGTAGCCATATGTATCCAGGGCAATGCACAGAAACTATAAGACCCTGTAAGTTTATATATTTCTCGTTGTCCTTGACCGATTCGGGTATCTTCAGGCTGTAGCCAAAAAATCTTGTTCATAGTTCGTTTGTTTCTGTTAATTGATCTCTTGGCTTAGCGAATTCTACATTGCTAACTCCACATGTTCTAGCGCAAGTGATTAGTTTTTTAGTAGTCCAATACTCGTCCCAAACTGTTTGGAACATATTGCTATCAATGATATCTTCTACTTTGTTCTTTATGCAGTTAAGATTATCTATACCGCCCATAGTATTTACTAAGTCGTTGTATTGATTTAATATTTCAACTCTGACAGGATGAATAGGCCCATCTTTTTCCACCTGTGTATATGGGATACTAGCTAGCCAACAACATGGGAATAGATTTTTATAACTGTCAATATACACTTCTCTTAGGTCATATGATTGACATTTTATATGACTGTTGTTCACTATTTCTTTGTATGATTCGATGATTTTTCTATCTATGAATTTTACTGGGATTTCAGATGCAGGCTCGATGATATGAGTGATATTACCATTCTTATCTAATACATCTATCTTTGGTTCGAGTAAGAATCGTGAACTATTCTTCACGCTAAATCTGCTGAATCCTAACTCGCTGGCTATTTCTTTAGCCATTTCAACTTGATGTTCGTTGTGTTTAAATTTAATGAAACACCATTCAGCTTTGCCACCAGAAGTAATGAAGTCTTTAGCATTTCTAAGTATCTGATGATAGTCTGTTCCTACTCTATATAGTTTGTGAGTATCGCTGAGTCCGTCAATAGCAAAGACAACATTATGTACTTTGGGAAGAGCCATAGCTAGTTCACGCCACCATGTATGATTACGCAAGCTACCGTTAGTATGAATTCGTAAGTTGATGTTAGGGTTTACTTGTGTAGTATATCTACACATTTCAATCAAGTCGTTATTAAGTAGCGGGTCACCGAAGTTACCACAAAAGTATAGACCTTCAATCTGTTTTAGAACTGTTTCAGTCATAATAGCTTTATAATCATCTATAGTCCAGCTATTAGTTTTTATCAATGGATTTTCCAAACCACCTTGAATGTTTCTAGCACACATCGGGCAACTAGCCTGACAGTTGTTTGTTATTTCTAAATGAATTTGTTTTAGTTCCTTAAATGGAAACATGTTTTTGTCCTTCTACTGATGTGAATGGGCTAGCTTTACTACATAGCATAATACAAGCAGGGCTAGATTTGTTATCCCATTTGTGCTGCCAAATTCGTTGCCAAGTGTTAGTTTCTAAGATAGATTTGATACCCAAACTAAGTGTATCTAATTGATTTATTCCACCTAGTTCTTCTAACAATGTCTCTACACCTTGTTGTGCTATGATACCTGCATCTACTATATTTGATTCATTGTATATATTATAGTATTGGTATAGTTCTTTGTCATAGTTGCTATACAAGAATGAACTTAACATACAGCAAGGAAGCATAGTATAGTGTGCATCTATGTATACTTCCTTATCATTGTATACCATGCAGTTGACTTGGGTATTATTTTTCCAAGTACTGTAGTTTATTAAATCTTCTTTTCTTACTAGATTTACGATTGTTTCATTTGGTTGTTCTATGTAATGTGAAGCAGAGCCGTGTTTATTTAGTACAGTGAATTTCCCACTGAATCTCTTACTGTTTTTTACTGTGAACTGTTTGAATCCTAGACTGTTTGCTATTTCGTTAGCTTGTGTAACCTGATGTTCGTTGTGTTTAAATTGTAAGAACATCCAATGTGCATTTCCTCCGGCATCGATGAAGGATTTAGCGTTGTTGATTATTTTGTCGTAGCTAGTTCCTATTCTGTATAGAGAATGGGTATCATGTAGACCATCTAATGCGAATTCTACTTTATGATTGGTTGGGAGACTATTTGCTAATTGTTTCCACCACTCACTGTTTCTAGCTGAGCCATTTGTATAGATACTGATTTGGATATTAGGATTAGTATCTTTGACATACTGACACATATCTATTAAATCGTTGTTTAGTATAGGCTCTCCGAAGACTCCGCAAAAGTCTATTTTAGATATTTGATTTAGTGTTGTGTTATCGAATATCTTTTTGAAGTTATCCAATGTCCAGTCGTTAAGTTTAAGTTTAGGGTTAGTTATAACGCCGTTGATATTTCTATCGCACATTGGGCAGCTAGCCTGACAGCGATTTGTAATTTCAATTTGAACTTGTCTTAACTCTGTGAACGGGAACATTATTTGTATCCCATAATCATGTAACGATTATATTGTGGTAGTCGTAGTGTACCTACATATTTGCGAGTAAGATGACATTGTGTTTCAAAATCTTCTATATCTTTACTGATGCGAATATGTTCTGGTATGTTGTAGTCATTACCTTGTGCCACTATCAATGCACTAATGGGAGTATTCTGCAACCATTTGTCGTATTGTTCTTGTGTAATGTGTTCACAACTTGTGTTGATTACAACATCTGCAGGATAGTCTTGAAGATAACACATGTCACCAGTGATTGCATCAAACTTTCCTTGATTGTATTCAATGCGATTCATTTCTACTGCAATATGTTGGACATGGGGATCAATATCCACATTGCGGATACAAACTAGCAAGAGTACCAACCCATCCGCCGTGAATCTCAATAGTTAATGGATTAGGACTAGGATTTAGTTGAAAGATATTTTCTAATCTATCAACTAGCCATTCTTTGCTTTTGATTTGTCCTTGCCAGAATGCGTCTAATGTACGCATAGGGTTATTGCTGATTCGTACAGCGTTCATCCAGTGGTGTAAATGTTCAGTATCTATTTGCATTTTGGTATCTTACTATCTGCGCTACTTACGCATATTGGAGTTATACATTTTTGAGGGGACTTGAACAAATCAAATCCTGTAAGTATATTTCCTAATGGTTGGTCATGACAGCTATAGCTTCTTTTGACCTCAGTTCCCCTTATTATACAACTTTGATAGCCTGAATTGCAAGTCCAATTGGTAAATTTATTAAACCCAAAACTATTAAATCGTTCTGCCTGGTCTATGTACCAAGAGTTGTTTTCATTATCTACGAGCTTTACTTGTAATAGTTCCTCACCTAGCGCATGTTGTGGGAAACCATTTTGCATAGTTTGAATCATATCGTCAGTATAACCATCAACTATTTGGTTAGCCGAACTATTACTTTGTGGCTTCAATGTTACATTGATACCTCTATTGTGCATACGCAAACATCTATTGTATAGTTCTTCAAAGTATTCAGGGACCATAACTTGATTTACTGTAACGAAGACATGGTTATTCATCAAGTGAATAATCTTGTCACAGAATTCTGATTCATTTGCAAATTCGTGGTGAAAACTTGCGGTTATGCTACGGCGTTGCATGTACTTTGTATTCTCTATCCACTTATTCCACCATGCGATTCCGGGACTTAAATTTGTAGTCATGTGGATAGATTGATAATCTTCCTGACCTAAATATCCTACTAAGTCGTTTAGTTTCTTATATGCTGTAGGTTCACCACCACTGAATGACCAATGAAATTTGTAGAAGCCATTTTG